TAAGGCAATAGGAAGAAGGTCAGCAGTAGCAAACCCTTGTACAGGATAGTTTTTAATTGCTGTAGCATTAGAAACTCCTCCATACCTCATCCTAAACACATTTTTAAAGTTGTAGTACCTACCAGACGGAAGCACAATACGATTAAAAGAGATAGCATCATTCTGTAAAGTCTCATGCCACTCTGCAATCTGTTTGTACTTTTGTTTAAATGCTCGGTAGTATTGCATCTGTTTTGGTGTACCTAAGAAACCTCCATATAAAGGTTTAAAGGTATCTGCTTTTGCTTCTTGTCTAGATACTCCTAGTACAGAAGCTGTAAAAGAATGTACATCAACATCATTTCTGACATCTTCATACACCTTATCATCCTTAGCTAGAAAACCGGCAACTCTAAATTCTAACTGAGCATAATCTCCTTCAAGTATGTGTCCACCTTCCCATCGGCTAACAACTACCTTACGTACAGGGAAAGTACCTCCTCTAGGCATGTTCTGGAAGTTAGGATTCCTTGAGGACAGCCTTCCTGTAGAGGTAACACATTGCATATAATGTGGGTGGATTCTACTTCTATCATCTAAACCTTTCTCTATACCCTCAATAAAAGTTTTGAGGTAGGTTTTAATTGCATTGTATCTTATGTAGCTTTCCATAAAAGTCTTTTGTTCTGGTCTTGATGTAACTACTAAACCTTCTAGAGTAGGTCTATCTGTTTTAAAACCATGTACAGTAAGATCAATTGGCCCTCTAGAGTTCATACCCAATCCAGCAAAGTCTCTAGTAGGTCTATAGATAACACCTTTTTTATCACAGGATTTACAGATACGTTTTTGTTTACCTACAGTACCATCTCTTTTTAAAGCAAGCTTGTACCCTATGCCATTACAAGACGAACACCTTTGCATGACAGTTTTAAATAAAGGTTTTGTTAACCTAACTATACCTTGTTGAAAAGCTTGTGTACTCATAGTAGGTAATCGTTTTTTCTTTCTAGTATTACCTCTAACTTCATAACCTAAGTTAAAGTGACTAGCCCACTGCTTCTTATTCAACACAGCCCTTGAGAATATAATCTTTGACCTATCCTCTGGACTGTCTAGATTAACAGGAGTATCTCCCATCAGGCTTTTAACCTCTGTGTTTAAGTACCTCTCTAAATCTTTTACTTCTTTTGTATAGGTAGTCTTAATCTCTGATAGATTTTCATAGCTAATTTGTAAGCCATTGTTCTCTACATCACACAGTACATCACAAAACTCATTCATCAATTCATTTGTAGCTTTAAGAGAGTCAGGCATGTTACTTATCTGAGCATCATACAATTCTTTTGTTACCTGTACATCAGCTTCACCATATTCTTTGACTACATCCCAAGGTATGCTCTCAAACGACACATTTTTTTTCATATATTCTTCAATTAAACCAGATTTCTTAGGAGACAGTGCATATCGTTCACAACACTTGGCTAAGGATAAAGGTACCTTCTCTCCACCATGTATAATATACTCAGCAATCATAGTGTCATAAACTTTGCCTGTATAGATAAACCCACAAGCTCGTAGCCATTTCAAATCAAACTTAATGTTATGTCCTACTAACAGCTCTGTATTGTCTAAAGCACTCTGTAGAGTATCTCTAGCTTTTGGGGTAGGGTCTTGTTCTTTATGATAGAAACACAAATACGTATGTTCCTGTCCGTCTGTATAGCCAACAGACACCATCATGTTTCCTGTATAAGGATCAGCATCTGTTTTCTTATCTTCATTTACTTTATATGTTGTTTCTATATCCAACCAAGTTATTTTCATTTTATTACTACCTCTGCATCTGTTTCAATCCATACTTTTGCACCACAGGATAAAGGTTTATTTGGTCTGTACACAACAGTACTCTCTCCTAGTATTTGTACTTCATTACCATAAACATTATCTTGGTAAGTCTTAACAGTAATCACAGGATTGTTTTCATTGTTCTTTTTATTGCTTCGTATAACATGTTGGTTTACATGTATTCTTTTCTTCATGGTAGATACCTAGCTTTCTGTATATCTATTCGGCAAGTAATTGTACCATGCCAACCAGATAACTTATTTTTAGACACACAAAGATGACGAATGTAATCCTCCTCATCTCCAAAGTTTTTACCTATTCCTATAATGATATCAGCTTCGGCTGCCTTTCCTGTCTTACTATTCTCTAACATACTAAAATCTATCTCCTGTCTATTATGTGCATCATAAGATGCTTGTGATACAGCCCAAACCATACAATCATGTCTTTTTGCTACAGCTCTTGAGCTTTCATATACTGCTCTCAATTTCTCATCCACTCTTGAATATGTTCCACTAACTTGGACTTTGTCTAGCTGATCTATAAAAACTATGTCAGGTTTGTTTATCTCTATAAACTTGTCTATCTCACGAATAGAAATCTCTCTGCCTTCAAGCATAAATAAATTGTCTTTTATATGGTTGGTGTATATATCATTGTAAGTCTTAATATTATCTTTTAACTCACTGACACTCTTACCTAAATAGGCACAGAAAACTCTTCCCTTGACCAGACGGCCCGGTTCCTCATTTGCAAAATATGCAACTTTGAATCCTTGTTTTAGATATTCGGCTACTAAGTAAGAACAGAAAGTTGTCTTACCTGTTTCAGGTCTAGCAAAGATAATTCCAAGATTGCCTCTACCTACACCACCAACTCTATCCTGTAGAGAAGGCAACTCAAAGTGAAACTCAAAGCCTTTTTCATGTGTTTCTAAGTAGTCAGCAATGTTATCTTCTACTCGGCTGTAATTTGTACTGTCCTCTGGCTGTTTGTTAAGAAGCTGATCTATAAGAACTCTAAGCCCTTCATAATCACCTTCATTACCCAACCAAATGTCAGTAGCTTTAGAGCCAATCTTCTGTGCTCTATCTCTTCTCCAGAAATTTACAATAAGATCTTGCATCATCTCAGGGTTGTTCTGTACATGATTTGTCAAATCTTTTATGACAAGTTCAATAGACTCCCTAGAGGAATCAGGCATAGATGGAAACCTATCCCTATGTAGTTGTAACAACATTTCTGTTGTCAGGTCTTCACCATATTTGTCATGTGCAAAGCAAATAGTGTCAAACACTGTACCTACACCATTGGCAAACATTTCTTTGCCTACAACATCACTAGCTTTTTTATAAAAAGTGTTGTTAAGACATTGTGCTAATATCTGTTTCTCTATCGTCATTTTCTACCCCGTTACACTAAAAAGTGTTCTAATTTAACTCAGTTAATATTTTCTCCTTTGACCAAGTTTTAATGTCATTATCTAAAAACTTTATGTTCGTCTGCATATGTACACTTAACTCCTTAGCAATGTCAATAGCTTTTTTTGTAGCATCCTTGTCAAGGGCTACCACAGCCAATTTAAAATTATTTACTATCTCTGGAATATGTTCCTGTAGAAGGTTAGTGCCCATAAGAGCAACTCCTGCATGTCCTGCTATTGTCACTGCACAGGCAGAAGCACAATCCTCTACAATCACAGCTACATCACTTTTGTTCTTGGTAATAAATGGTAATTTAGAAGATGCATATCGTTTCCACTTAGGTTTTCTATTTTTTAAGCTACGGCCTACAGCATCAACAATGGTGCTTTCTTTGTATATAGAAAATACACACCTATCCTCTTTGACATCGTACTGTATATTACAGAACCTATTCTGGTAAGCATGGAATATGTTATTATCACGAATGTAATCCATAGACAAAGGGCTCCTCTCTACAGGAACCCACGTTGCTGTCTCTAAGCTAAATCCTATCTCTTGTTTTCTACTTTGTCCCGACCTGTGTACCATGCCTTGCACTTTTCCACTGATGTTACAACTAGCATAGAAACAATTATACAAAAGTACATTATGCTCGTTGCTAACAGAAAAAGAATTGTTATGGCCACATACAGGGCAATTGCTTCTATGAGATACACCTTCTGGTACAGCCATTGCTTCAATGTAATCTCTGATGTCAACCATCTTCACTCTCGATTATATGTACAAGCTTTGCTTTGTCTAAAGGTATATGAAAAAAAGGTTCGGTAAGATGAGGTGCACTGGTAAACCTACTGTTCTGTATAGTACCAATGGGTGATTTCTCTACATCATCAGCATTAATAAACCAAGCTTTTTTTAAATCATAGTCAAACACTACAAATTTAAAATCATGGTCAGGGTATTTTTCTCTCCATATGTTTATTAACCTTTGTTTTCTTTCAGGTATTCTTATTTCTTTCCATGATGGATTCCATGTACCTTTCCATTGTGTCTTTACTTCAACTTCAAAGAAATGTTCTTTATCTTCACTGATATTAGGTTTATCAAAGTTACTTATAATTTCTTTCTTTGCAGATACATCAAAGTTATAGTTCTCTATACTAACGATATCTTTATAATTATGTTCTTTTAAATAATGTATCATAGCTTCTTTAGCTTTTTTGTCATACATGATATATGATAACCTATCAAACGAACGATTTTTATTTACATGTTTTTTTATCAATGTTTTTCCTTTTGAGTTAATAATATTAACTATTATACAAGTGAGAATAGACCTGTCAAGAAATATTATTTTATAAAAACTTGCTAGTAATGGACTGTAGTATTATATATACATTTTTACTTGACATAAATTTTGTCAGCTGTATAATGGTTCTATGGATGATTTACAAGATGAGTTTGAAGATAGGTTAATAGAGGTCATTAGTGTTTACAACATTAAAGGCATACCAGTACATGAACAAATTTCTATTCTATCTTATCTATGTTTTGAACTTTGTAATAGAACTTTTGTAGACCCCAGACTTGGATATACACACATGTTAACTATGATTATGCAGAGAATAGTATTTGATATGGATGATAGTCAAGAAGACATTAAAAGAATACTACACTAGGGAGATGTATTATGTTTAGTTTTTTATCAGGTATAATTACAGGAATTATCAAGAATGGATTTCTGTTTTTATTTATTAGAGATAGTGGCAAAAAAGCCGAAAGGAGTAAAAATCTTGAAGAATCAAATAAATTACTTAAAGAATATGAAAAAATCAATTCTCGTAGTAGGGATGTTAAGTCTGTTATTGGTAGGTTGCGTAGGAAGTCTAACAAGGATAAGTGATTGTCCAACCTTTCCTTGGCCACCAGAAGCAGTTGTCAGCACTTTAGAAGCAGAAGCCTATGCTAATGCAGAATTTTCTGTATGGTTAGCAGAGATAACAGCACATGGAGAGAAAATAGAAATTTGTCAGGGTGAAGAATAATGAAATATTATGTCAAGGTTATTGATGAAGATGACAACGTAGTTTTGTCAGTAGGTGTACATAACATAGATTTATCCAGACGTTCTGACCAAAAAATGCTATGTCAGCAGATACAAGAAGTATGTCAACATGATGATGATACACAAATGGAAATGTTTTAACTTGACAAGGGGAAAAAAATGTCAGACAATAATTTTATTAGTTGGTTAGAAACCGAATTAACAATAAAGGAGAAAGAAGACATGGCCAAAAGAAAAAAGATAGAAGTGCCTACAATAACAGATGTACAGCTAACACTTGTCAACCGAGTGAAGAGTCTTGTAGCAGATATCAATGATAGTGGAGTAGAGCATATTACTTATGCTGATATCACCACTCTGGATAAGGCTTATGATGCTGTAGTGGAAGAGTCTAATCTAAAACATCAACAACATGACATAGATTATGGAGAAAATAAAGGAACTGTTATGAAAGCTTGGTACAAGGATTTAGTCAGAGCAGATAATCCTAATGTATATGTAGAAACGAGAGATGATGATGATGAATAAATATCTCATTATAAAAAAGGAAGAATTGTCAGAAGTTCTACCTTCTTGTATACAGGGAAAAATATTCACTGCAAAATTTGTCAAGAAAGATGGAGAGTTCCGTACTATGAATTGTCGTCTTGGTGTAAAGAAACATTTAAAGGGAGGAAAAGATT